GCTGCTAACTGGGTTGCTTTTTGGTTTGCGGCTTGAGATTCTGCTGTCTGTACATCTTCATACGTAAGCGACTTTCCTGAACCAGCAGTAGTAACAACAGGTTTTTTATTAGTACTATTATTTAATGCTTTTACAGCTAGGTCATAAGATTTAGTATCATCACCAAAAAGTTTTTTATCTATTTTAAGACCTTTTGGTGCAAATGCTGCAATCTGTTGTATAAAGTTGTTAGTGCCACTAAGCGCACCAAAAAAGTCTGCAGCTTTTGTCAGGTAACGAGATTTTCCTACCATAACTTCTGCACGTTTATTAAGCGTATCAGCCAGAGCAGTATTTCCTTTAGCAGAAGCTACTAAAGCAGCAGAACGTATACTTGAAATTGAATTGGCCTGTTGATAAGTGTCGGCTATCCCAACAGCAATAGCAAGCTGAGGTATCCCAAATAAAGCTGCAGCTCCTTGACCAGTCTTAGTTAAAAAATTGCGTTCGTTTTGATCTACTGTTCCAACCTTAGCAAGATCTTCGTTTGACATTTTAAAGTAATCTACTTTAGGTTGCTCAAATTTAAATTCTTTGGGTTTCCCAGAACCTGATGTTACAGTAGTTTCACCTGAACTAGAGCTATCTGAACTAGAGTTATCTTGTTTTAGTATGCACTGTTGAGTTGCTTCATCAAACATCATACCCATCTTTTCGCAAGCTTCTTTTGCACTTGTTGCCGCAACTTCAGTTGTTTCAGCAGCATCGGCAGCAGCAGAAGCACTGTCTGCAGTGGTAATAGTTTGAGCAGGTTTATAGCTTGTAGTGCTAGGTAGGTTTTGCTGTTGCCAATTTGGTGGCATGTAAGAAGCTCCCGGAATAGCTGCCCAAGAAGGAAGTCCGGCAGTACCGTCTCCATAGTTTGTTGTAGGTTGAACATCACCACCGGGTGCAAAGCCTTGGACAGAGTTACCTACTGCTTGGGGAGGTTCTTGCTCAGGTACAAAACCACCAACAGCCATACCCATCTGTTCTAGTACAGCCATCTCTTCTGGGGTCAGGGGGTTTTCTTCCATACCACTAGGGCCAATAGGCTCACCACCAATTCTACCATTGGCTTCCATATTAGACAAGCCCATTTTAGCTTCTGTGCGTAGATCTTCAAAGTATTTTACACCAAAGAAACGTACAACATCTGCTGGTACGACATACTCACCTTCAGAGAGTTGTGCTGGAATATCGTCCCGTACTTCTTCTGCCAGTGAACCTGGAGGTATCTCATTGCCAGATACCGGGTCACGTCCCATGCCATCATCGGCAATACCACCTTCATCGAAAAGCATTTCCATTTGATTGTTCATGTCTACTACGCCTCCTTGGGCAAATCCTTGGTTTGATTCTTTATTTTCAAGGGACTTCATCATGGCTTTTGCTATACTGTAGTCTTCCTCTCTAGTGTAGTCGGTAATAAAATCCATAGCCTTGTTAAGATATTTTTGTTCAGACTCCGGGGTCAGATTCTGATTAAGACCTAGTTTTTTAGACAACCTATTTAAAAAATTAGGTGGTTTATTTATTTTATAATTGAACTCTACCCTATCTGGAAGTTGTGCTGCTCTTTCTTCAACAACAGACCTACCTTGTGTACCAGATGACCTAGCTCCTGCAATCCTAGCTTCAACTTCTTTACCATACCTTAAGTAGTTTAAGTATAGTTCATCTTTTAGTTGTGCATACTTATATGCTAGTTTTTTAGAAACTTTTTTTGAGTTTGGATTTTTTAATATTTCTTTTCCAAGAGCTAATAATTCACTCCTAGTTTGTAAAAGCTTCTTATCTTTTTCTAGGTGTACTTCAAACATTTCATTTGCAGAAGAATCTTTTCTTGTCTTATTAAGGACTTTTATATTTTCTACAGGATTATTAGCAATAAAATTCATTCCGGTTTCAATAGCATCCTGTGCTTGGACTGCATGTTGTAACTCGTGAAAAAAGGTTGACCTAAATTGGGGACTGTTTACACCCCCTTCAAAGAGTTTTGTGCTTATGCTTATACTATTATGTGAAGGAGAATAAAGACCAGAATAATTTGGATCATCCGTAAAGTTTACAATAACATTTTTTATACCTGGGTATTGTTTAAATAATTCAGAATGACTTGGTATAAAATGTGTTAAACCAAAACCTTCACCGGACTTATCAGTAACTTGTTCTAAACTTTCCTTGACTGTTAAACCACTTGCTTTTGCATAATTTATAATTGGGTTTTCTATTTTTATATCTACATCAGGCATTTCAAATTTAAATTGGTTTGAAAAGCCTACAGAAGTTTCTGATCCGGGACTAGCTGTAGCAACTCTGCCAGTTACTTTTTCTATTTCTTCAGGAGAAGCACCTTCAGATTTCATCCGTGCAGCTTTTTGTAGTGCACGATTTCTATAATCTTTTGCCGCCGGTCCACCAAAGATTCTTGTTGTATTAGAAGAATCCCCATCGGGAACTTTACCTACAGTAGATGCTACACCTGTACCCCCAGCTAACTCAAAGATATTACCTAGTGTGACATCTTCCATACCTTTGTTACCTGCGGCAAGGTCACCGGGTATCTTAAAGGTTTCCCAAGCAGCACCTAGAGATTGTTTAAGGAAATCAACAGTTTGCTCTTTAGAAGGCGCAGTAGGATTATCTAGGTAACTTTGAACTGCAGGTATAATATCTTGTTGTATTTTTTCGTAATTAGTTCTTTGATCATCTGCAGGTCTCACAAAGTAGGTTCTACCAAATATAGTTTTATACTGGCGGTTACCCAACTCGTCTTGAACACCAGTCCATTTATCATTCTCACTGGCATCCATAGGTCTATCAAACACTGGTACATCAGCAATTGATAATGCAGTAGACTCTTGGTCCTGTTCTACTTCTACAGGATTTGCATCCGCAAACTTTTCACCCTCTGCAGTCCAACCTAGAGCTTCTTCTGTTTGTTCAGCCATTTACTTTGTCCCTTAGGTACTTAAACTTATTAAGACAAGCTGCCTGACCTTGTAATCTAAATAAGTCTTCTGCAGAAGATGACTGTTCCATCTCTCGATGGACAGCAGCTAACCTAGAATCAAGCTCTGCAAGAAAAGATTCCCACAGAGGCTTGTCATTTACTAAAGGCTTAAGGTTGTGCATTATTGTACTGGGCCTTGTTCGGTGTTACCTGAGAAGCCTTGTTCTCCCGGCTGAGGGGCTGTACCAATACCTATGTTACCACCCCCGCCTCCAGCGGTATCCTGTACTCCCGGTGGCCCTCCAGCGCCCTGAGGGGCCTGTCCGGGTGGAGGTGCTGGTGGTGGATTAGCTTCTTGGAACTTCTTAAGGATCTCTGCTTGTACAGCTGCATCGCCCATAGAGTTTACTAGTTTGTCAGGATCAAGGTCCATAGACTTAGCAATCTCACGGATAATGTAATCCATCTTAGCAAATGGTGCTAGTACCGGATTCTGTACTACTTGCAAGAACTGCATAAGTCTTTGGCTACGTACTTCATTAGCCATCAAACTTTCTGTACCACGAGCCTTTACATCAAGGTCACCCTTAATCTCTGGATCGTAATCAAACTGCATGTTGAAGTGAAAGAATGCTTTTGCCAGTGGGCCTAGAAGATAGTCATCTACGTTCTTAATTACGTTTCTAATACTGCCATTGGCTGCAGACATAAGCATAGAGATACCAGAGGCTGTTCTACCTACGCCAGATACCCCTGTCTGCCCGTGAGCAAATGAAGGAAAGCCAGTAGACTCATCTGCAAGTACACGAGCCTTGTCAAACATCTGCATGTTCTCATTAGATACGTTAGGAAACTTGGTGCCAAAGATAGCTTGACCAGGAGCACCCCCCTGACGACGAAAGACCTTGCCCGGATAGACACTTAAGTCTTGCCCCGGTACTAGGTTAGTTTCGTCCACTTCAATCAACATATTACCAGACAGTGCAGCATTGTCAACGGCCATACGCATAAAGCCATTCATCAATGTCTGAGTATCATCCATGTTCTCTGCAAGGCCTACACCAAACATAGAGTACGGGTTTACTTCGTAAGGTACTGAATAGTAAGGGATAATAGAAGGTGTAAATGGATTCATTACAAGACGTAGTACTTGTCCATTACAAACCCAGATGTTTACAGACACTTGATCCATGTCTTTGAGTTCATCTGGTACGTCTACATCGTGCCCTTCAAGTACTTCTGTATCCACGTTACCCCAGAACTCCAGAACCTCGAAACGCTCTGCATTGGATTCTTGGGAATCATCTTCCATAACCTGTTCCCACCACTCTTTAACATAGGATTCACCCATGCTAACAGCTGTGTCAATCGAGTTTTTACGGAAGAAAGGACGGTTTTTAAGATTGCGTAGCTGGGTACGAGACATCTTGTGGCGCTCAACCACGTACTCAGCTTCATCCATATTAGCCGCATCTGGGTCGGGATAAAAATTCCAAACAGAGACTGAAGATGTTTGAGGAACTGTTTTATAAATCGGCTCATATTCACCTCCGTCAGACCAATTAGGATACTCTTTGTCTACAGCAAATGGGCCTTTCATAACCCCTGTACCAAACAAAGCACATTCAAATGCAGCTACACGTAACTGTTTGTTTGCATTAGATTCTTCTAGCTGGTCATGGATTTTCTTTTCCATTTTCTTAGCTGAGATCATAGCTGGGTGTACAGTAACTTCTGTAGCAGTACCACCCGGACCTTCTTTGAGTTCTGCAATAACTGGAGAAAGTTTTTTCTCTAGGCCTGCTAGTCTTTCTTTAAGGTCTGTTGACGTTTCTCCCGGTAAGAGTTTCATCTCATCTGGAGAAAACTCTGACTTAGCTTTCTGCATGTCTGTATTAGTTTCAAAGTTTACTGACTCTGCAACACCTTCAGGCAGTGTGGTTGGGTCAATAGAAATAGGAAACTTTGTATTGCCAAACAGTACTTCTACAATCTGTCCGTATGCAGCAAGTACTTTTGTTTTAGTAACCTTAACAAAGACTTGGGACTTTTCTGTAGAGGTAAACTGAACATCGGAGCTGTATAAGCCACGATAGTTACGGTAGGCTTTTACCCATCGTTGTTCTTCAGTTTCTCTTGAGTTAGATGCTTTTGAGTATCTGTCTGTAACTAAAGACACAACAGTCCCAACTACCGGATCAGAGTAACCATCTTCATCCATGTCCTCGACAGCTCTAGATTCAGCTGAGTCCATAGCCATTTCGTTTTCAAAGATTTCGTCTTCTTCCATGTTACTTCCTAATAGCCAAAGGTTGGGTCACTTATTTGAAAACCAGAACTCTTAGTCACATCATAATCAAATAAGCTACTTCTTGGTCTTGTCATTACACCATAACGTAATGCATCGTATAGGTGGTCTTCTGCGTGAGTGTCTACATCTTCGGGATTATTTTTATCCAGTGGTATAGATGGTAGTTGAGAGATTAAGTTTTTACAGGTATCAAAAATAACTAGTCTAGGCTCCTCAGTAAACTCATCTACTTGAAGTCTCCTATGTATCTCATTCTTACCAGATACACGGGAACCTTTAGATCTATCTGCTGGTCTCCATCTACAACCTTTGACAATCATCTGCTCTGCAAGTGAGGGTCCAGTGTCTCCTCTTTTATGCCACAAGGAACTATCAAGAACTCCGTACCGTATCTTTTCTTCAGACTCAACATCAAGTATCATGTCAGCTAAGTCTGTGGCAAGAATCTTTTTTACATACATCTCCCGATATACAATTAGTTGCTCATCAGGTGCTACTGCTATCCAGACTATCCCACTGTAAGATCCGTAACCATAGTCAGCTGCTCTAAACCTTGGCCAGCTGTGGGGTATTTCAAACGGCTCTACTACGTGAAGTTTTCTGTTAAACTCTGGGAAGGCTGCACCTTCGTTAATATCCCAGTCACCCTCAAGTAGTTGTCTTCTTTGATGCTCAGGTAGTGATAAAAGGTTAGCTTCGTACATACCATCATCAGCAAGATATGGGTTGTCAAATAGTGTAGCTGGAATAAACCTTCTCTTAAATAGTGGTTGCCCCTCTCTTGTGTGACCCTTAGGCCAAGCAATAGTTTCACCAGTTTCAGGATCAGTAGCCCAGAAAGGTTTTCTTGGCGTACCGGGGTCAATAAAAGTCTTCTTAACCCACTGATGTCCCGGCCCTCCGGGGTTTGTAGTAGCCCTCATGTAGAGTGGCAGTCCACTTGCTTTGGTAGTACGTAGCCGTGATCTCATATAGTTCCAAGGATACGGGGTAGCCCACTGAGTAAGTTCGTCAAATCCGATCCAGTTAAACGCTTGACCCTGATACCTCATAACGTCATCATCACGATCAAGGTACGACATCCAGAGAGTAGCTCCACTAGGTGCTACCCAAGTCTTGTCCCTTTCCATAAACTTGATACCCGGTATTGCTCTTGGGTATAGTTGTTTACTTACTGAGATTAGTTCCCTGAGTTCCTCTGTACTACGACGAACAAGAAGCATCTGAGCGTTTGGGTTATTCAGATAGCGTACCGGGTCAGCAATCATTGCATAAGACTTGCCACCCCCAGCTGATCCACCATACAGGACTTCTTGTTCAGTAGACGCTAGAAACTCTGTCTGTGGCCCCGGATTAGGTTCAAACAGTATCTCTCTCTGTGCAGCTTCAACATCAATAGGCTCAGGTCTAGCTCTAGCTGGGACTTTCTCCAACGGGACGTCTTTTACCGAGTCTATTGTTTTCGAGCTTTTCCGCTTTTTCTGCTGCCTCTTTGTACCTTTCGGCGTAGAAGCGCTGGATTGAAGCTGCTGCCTTACGTTTTTGCTCAATCTTAACCCTCTTAAACAAACCTACATGAGATATATATCTACCAGAAATTTCACTCAGCCAAGCAGATACCTCACGATAGCTGTACTGACCTAAGTGTTTCTTAGCTTGTTCAAAAAGCTCTAGTTCTTCTGGGATTGGTATCAGTATATCAGAGTCATCTAGGTCTTGTCTATACCCAAAAGGAAGAAATCTCCCTACTCTAACTAAAGGTACCCACTCCCATTCACCATTAACTTTTTCAGGTTTAGGTAGTTTCCAAGTTTTAGTTTTCATTTTCTTTTGGAGGCAGTATAAACAAAGGACTTTCAGATTTTACTTCTATCTTGTCGGTCTTAACAAAACCTGCACGATCCATAAAGTCTTTTGCAGCTGCCATCTTCTCTTTGTTGCCCAAGTCGGTGGGGGATCTCATTACTTGCATCATAGCCCAAGCTGCAGCTGGACCACGGGTTGCGATAAAGTCTTTAGTTCTTTCAGCAACTTCGCTTTTTAGTACTGACATTATCGTAGTGGAAGACGTACCTTCGGCATACCCTGCAAGCTTTAGAGCTTTTACAGGGTTGCCTTCAGCTTCTTCAAACAATGCATCCAAGAATGCCTGCTGTTTTTCTGTTAGGTTACGAGCCATATATCCTCTGCCTAATTTCAGAACGGCCTATTCCAATATCCTTAAGTTCTTTGTTGCTCATGTTCATAAGGATGTAAAGATCTGCACGGCGTTGCTGAGTTTCTTGAATTGAAGTTAGTACTTTTCTAGCAAATTTAAACATTGTATTCTCCATTGATCAGACTATCATTAGTCTATGGAGACTAGTTTTACATATATAGTTATAACACACTAGAGCTAAGATTGCAACCCCGCTATGCTATAGGAGTATACAGCTCTTCACCTGACATAGTTACATGATGTGTTCCCGTTGTTTCAGCAAAGCATTGTAACTTGTCACCCGGCATCAATGCAATGTAAGAACCACCTTGCACTACTTCCTCCATAGTATTGGCGGCAGATGCAAAGTGGTCTACAATGTAATGGTGAGTAGTTGTAGCAGCCTCGTACCAGTATATACTAATCTTTTTGTTATTAGATGTACTGTTAGATAAGTGTAGAAACTTAACTAAGCATACAAAGTTATTAGGGCATATATACAAGTCATTAGGAGAGGATGAACTAACAGATGTAACATCCAGAGACTTTGTAACGTACTTAACTGTAGAGGAGTTAGACATTAACTAAACCTACTTACTTGATTTCTTACGAGCTGCCATAAAACGATTAAAACTTTCCTCAGTTTTTCCCATAGAGATAGGAAGACCTGCAGCTTTCTTTTGATCGTTTGACATATTTTTAAATTTTTCGTAGCTAACGGGAGCTTTAGCAGCTGTCTTTTGTCTTTCAGAAACTGCTCTAACTTTCCTACGCTTAACTTCAGCATTTCCGTCTCCACGGCCACCTTTAAGAAGACTCTTAACTTCTATCTTGTCTGGATCAGGTGTAGGCCTAGCCTTGGGACGCAGAGATTTTTTAGGTGCTGTTACTTTTTTAGGAGCTTTCTTTAGATCCTCAGCATAAACTGCAGCCATTACTTTACCATTCTTATCGGTATAGTAGAGTGCTCCAGCTTTCTTAGCTGCTGAAATACTTTTGTATTTCCCAGCCTTAGCTTTTTCTTTGGCTAGTGTTGAGCCTTTAGATTTAATCTGACTATTCAGATATGTATTAAGTGATACGGCCATTGTTCTACCTTTGCTTTAGATTTCCTTGGTTACCCAAGCTTCATTTTCAGGAGTTGTGGGATCATCTTTTACAAAGTGACCTTTATCAGTACGTGCTCGTACTCTTTCTACCTCAACATCAGAGTTGAGTATTTCATTAACCTTAGAGTCTACACACCAGACACCACCATAGGGATCAAACCCAGCAAGTACATCTCCGAGTCTGGTTGTTATAATGTCTTTTGTTACAGTATAACCTTGATCCTCTAGTGCAGTTTTATAGTCTAAGAAGTTCATTTATTCTTACCTTGCGTTGGCTCCATAGAAGCACCACAGTTAGAATTTGTAACGGACCCACCATGCTTATAACCAGACCTAACAGGTTTTTTCTTACTCATTCCACCATGCTTATAACCAGACTTATGGTCGGAGTCCTTCATGATACTCCCATCTGGCATTTTATGATAACCCTTTTTCATAGTTAATCCGCCTTCATTTGCTCTGAACTTTGCAGTCTTCTCTGCAATTTTCTTAGGTTGCTTTACAAACTG